CCCTATTATTCTTATATTCTTATAAATATATATATATACCAATCTTAAATTTCTACATATATTCAATCATACAAAAAACATGTTGGCTGTGTGTTGTGAAAATCTATATTTTCTCTCTCCTTTGCTTTCTCTGGCTCAAATCTCAAAAATCAAAGAATAAAGGAATAATATACCCTCCTCCCCTCCTAACACGTTGATATCATTGAACTTTCTTTTATTCCTACCCCTAGAATATTGCAGAATAAAGTAGACATTGCACTTCCCAGCACTCTTTCATACTGTATGAAACCCCTTCATACTGCCTTATTTTGACTTGACAAGACCATGTAAAGCTGTTACAATAGAGGCTCATTCGGAACAAATACGTTTCAATGACAGGGGCAACTTTCATACCGTATGAAAGCTGGCATCGTCCAAGCCCCTAGGCTCTTTAACAACCTATAAGACACGCATGACAACTTGTTGTCATGTAAATCAAACCGCCGCTCGGAACTAATGTAATACGAGAAGCACAAAGGCAGAAGCAAGCAAAGAAGAAGGGCCGGAACTGCAAGGGCGGGTTGGCTAAACGTAGGCAACCTACTAGCACTCACAAGTGAAGTGCATAGCCAGACAAATACAGCGTCATGAATCAGCAAGGGCAACCCTGCATGAACGACAACGTAATTTCTGTCTGTACAAACAACCCCAACCCAAGCTATCCAAGATACCCCACAACGATGTGTGAAACCTCCCTGTGCGAATAGGCGTCTGGTAGTCAGTCCAGTGCATACGTGGTGTAGTGAGTAGTGAAACTGATTGTTTCCGAAGAACGATAGCGTATGCAAACGTAAACCAATATAGATACTGCCTAAATGTGTTGGGGCTGGCTTTCATACCGTATGAATGCTGTGGGCGAAAGTCCTAAACCCCTAATGTGGAGTATGCGGTGGATGTAAAAAGAGTCAACAAGTCATCCACAGCCAACAACCACTAGAGACCCGAACCTGCGTAAGCAGGGATATGCGGCAATGACAAACACTATCGCAGTTAGTAAAGCAATAAAAGCGAAGCACGACCAAGTAACGACAAGTAACTACGACGGTGCTGTGGTAACAACACAGCACAAGAGACTATAGCGTGTAGGGCATGGGTAACCATGTCCTATGCGGTGGCAGTCTCGCCATCGTTCAAAGGATTCATACAGTATGAAAGACTCAAATTCAATCCCAAACCTTTACATCGTGGACTACTGGAAGCCGTTCCCATCGTCTGAGTATGGCGGTGTGCAATGTGTTGTTGCACATAGTGATGCCGAGTGCGAACGCATCCTTGCAGATGACGTAGACGAGTTTCACCGTGGATACCATCCCGACTACCGTGAACGCATCGCCAACTGCATCAAGAGAGCCAAGCGTTTCCCTGTGGATGCCGCAGATGTGGGCATCGTGTACGAATTCAGAACTTAAAGGAGAGAGCAAATGAACAAGTGGGTAATCATTTTCTACGGCAACTACGAACCGTCAGACGTGTTCGGGTTGTTCGATGCTGAGTCGCAAGCACATACGTTTGCCGAAACACACAAGACCCATTGGGATTATTACGAGGTCAAGATGGTCAAAGATAAAGGAGAGAGCAAATGAAATACAACTCATTGATGGAAGCACAGATGGGCGAATGGCCTGACAGCTTGGTGCTGACCGACCGACAGATGTGCGAAGCACTCGAGCGGGTTGTGCCCGACTGGATGACCAACCACAAGATGAAAGACTGGCCCATGTATGACGCACGCCATGAATTTGGGGAGTGGTATGCGCCCATCTTCTATCTTGAGTGGGAGCGCCAGCAGATAGAGCAGACACGCGCAAGGTGGGCACGCAGTGCCTTCAGGTGCCGATCAGAGTGGCCGATGGGGTTCTTCTATGCGTGCGGCAAGCAAGACGATGGGACATACCGCCATGTGGGGTTCCGCTACGGCACAGAGGACTGCGAGTACGCATCGGGGTTTGATGGCATGACTTACACACCAACCAAAGGAGAGAGCAAATGAACTTATACGAATGCACGAACACGTGTAATGGGGCTGTGCTGGTTGTTACTGCGAGTAGCAAGGCACAGGCAGAGAGACATGCAGGGTACATACTGGGTGTGGGTAGACGCACTTGGTTGTTGCGTGTGAGAGAAGTTTCATACAGTATGAAAGGAGAAAGCAAATGAACATGGACAACAAATACGAACGCAAACTGCTCGATAAACAAAAGGACACACGTGACAACACGTTGTGGATTGGTATGGTCACGAAGAAGCCGAAACAGGTCTCTGAGGTTTCATACCGTATGAAAGTGTCTGAGCGTGACAACTTGAAACTTGAAAGAGAGGGATGGAAATGAAAAAACCGTATGTAGCAAACCGTGATGCACGGCGTTGTGTGCAAGAGTGCATTCAATTCAGCGGCAGTAACGTGTGGGGCGAATGCGTTGATGCAGATACAGGCGAAGTTGCACTAAATTATGTGGTGTATAGCTTTCGTTACACGTGGCCCTTGTTCGTGTTCGATGAATTGGCGCAGGTCTGGTACGAGAACGTGGACAAGGCTTCCACGACCACAAGCAAACACCAGACGCAACTGCACCCGCTGTGCAACACCATACCGCTGGGTGTGGAGGACATGCGGATTGTGGCGCGTTTGGGTGGTGTAGGTCTTATTTCAAAGGAGATGGTATGAAAGCGAAAGATTGGGTAATTCTGCGGTTGGTGTATGAAATCACCTCAAACGAAGCGTATGTGGCACGAACGAACAGCGATGTTATGAGGTCAATCCTGTACTTGATGCGTAAGTATGGGGCGAAGCACATGTCCGAGTGCATGTTTAAGTTGAATGAAGAAAAGGAGAGCAACGATGAGTGATTGCAGAATTTGTGGGGATGAGATTGACCCGCCCGAAAGGGCAAAACTCAAGCCGTACTGTCTCATGTGTGGCGAGGACATGGCACGAGCCGAGCGCCGTTCGTGGACTGTGGTGCAGGAATACGGCAAGGGTGGGTATATGTTTGTGACACAGCAGTCTGCCCACGTCACATTGAAACAAACAAACCAAAAGAACTTGAGGTGCGACATATGAAGCTAAGAGACATACGCAAGCGGGCGCAGACAAAGTACGTGCATGAGTCAGGGTTCCGGTTCATTCGTGACTACACAGGCAAGCGTTGCCGCACTTACGTGATGGGGTGTTCAACGTGCGATGGGTGGAGGTTCTTTGATGAGCATGGGCGGTTCGTGCACACCGATGTCGAACTGTGGAACTACATGCTGGACCTCAAGATAGAACGTGGACTTGACACGTGTGTGTAAAGCTGTTATAATGTAGTTTGTTAGGTTGTTATTGTGTGTTAGTTAAACAAACGCGGTTTCATACCGTATGAAAGGAAGCAAGATGAACGTATCTAAACTCTCTGGGTCTGCATTGATTGTCAACATGTCGTTGTCCGTATGGACAGGGCGCAAGCTGGATAAGCGTGTGTCGGAGGAGGTTGACCAGCAGAACTCTACCAAGACCCGCGCTGGCAATTACCACAAGAACCTGATGGCAGGTAGTGGCAAGCTGGAGGAAATCACCAAAGTGGCAAACGCCGTGCGTACATGGCACTACACCGTGACACAGCCGTGGGGCGACAACGGCGACAGGGTGCTGAACATGGCATCGTTCGTGGACTACAAGTCACGGCTGACCGAGTACGAGCGTCAGTTTGCAACTGCTGTCAACAACTTTCTCAATGACTACGACACGATGGTCGCCGCAGCGGCGTTCCAGTTGGGCGACTTGTTCAGCAGGGATGACTACCCACACCGAGACCAAATCGTTGGCAAGTTTGGGTTCCGGTATGCGTTCTCGCCCCTGCCTATGGCTGGCGACTTCCGTGTGGACATTGGCGAGGAAGGGTTGCGCGAGATGCAAGACCACTACGAGGGTGTGCTGAGTACCCGACTGGGTGAAGCGATGAAGGACGCTTGGGACAGGCTGTATGACGTGTTGACACGCATGAGTGAGCGGTTGACCGATGACGTTGGCCCTGATGGCGAGCCCAAGCGCAAGATATTCCGCGACACATTGGTGGAGAACACATTGGAGGTGTGCAGTTTGTTACGGCACTTCAATATCACAGGGGATACACGTCTGGAAGCTATGCGTATGCAGTTGGAGGATGCGATGCGCGGCATTGATGCGGCTTCATTACGTGAGAGCGACATGTTGCGTGAGCAGACCAAGCGCAAGGTGGACGCTATGTTGGATAGGTTTTCTCTTTGAGGAAACAGGTCTCGCGGCTTTCATACCGTATGAAAGTTGCGTTGTGTAAGTGGATGGGGTACAAACCGTATCCCGAGTTTTTCAAACCGAAAGGAAATCATCATGTCTATGTATAAATCTCTCTCCCTACAACAAACCGCTGACCTCATCGCGGCGATTGGCGACAAGCAAACCGTGCTGGCATCTGGCGAGATGGGCATTGGCAAATCATCAATCCTCAAGATGTTGAAGGCAATGCCTAAATTCAAAGACCACTTGTTCTGCTACGTGGACATTACGACCAAGGACGTTGGCGACTTCATGGTTCCCAAGATTCGCACCATCGATGGCGTTGAGGTGTGCTCATTCATTCCGAACGAGGAGTTTGGTCTGCACTTCAAAGGCAAGAAGGTTGTGATGATGCTGGACGAGTTGGGCAAGGCCAAAGGCGGCGTGATGAATGCGTGTCTGCGTCTAATGCAAGAGCGTTCGTTGGGTATGTATGACTTGGACGGCATCGTGTTTGCCACAACGAACTTAGGCATAGAGGGTATCGGTGACAACGTGCCACCCCATGCACGTAATCGTGTGACTCAGGTTCGTGTTCGTAAGCCCAATGCACAAGAGTTGATGGAGTATGCAATCAACAACAACTGGAACCCAATCGTTATCGCAACTATCAACGAGTTTCCCGAGATGTTGGCATCCTTTGAGGACTACGAGAAACCCGAGCAGAACATGTACATCAATGACCCACGTGATGTACGTATGGCTGTGGTTACCCCACGTTCTTTGGACAAGTCTGGTTACATCATTGACCAGACGATGGCGTTGGGTGATGACATTATGTGTCATGCGTTGAAGGGCACTATTGGCGAGAAGGCAATGCACAACATATTGACGATGGTGAAGTTGGATACACAATTAACCAATTGGGATGACCTCATCAAGTCTCCCACGACTGCGACTGTGCCCACGTCAGCGGCGGCGGCATGTATGTTGGTTGCCAAGGCAGTACAGCGCATTGAGAAGGTGAGCATAGATGCGTGGATGGACTTCCTCCCACGTATCAGCAAGGAAGCACAGGGTTTGTTTGCACGTAGCGTTATGAGCGACAAGTGCCCCAAGCGTACTGTGGCGGCGACCAACCCCAAGTTTGCCAAGTGGGCGGCTGACAACAACTATTTGTTTGCACGTAAGTAAGGAGGATATATGACAACACCAGCAGAACTGTATGACTTGTTAGACAAGGCAGGTATTGAGTATGAAATCGTGGAGATATTCGAGGGTGTTCGCATCCTCAGTATCGAAGTAAATGAACCAACCGAAGAAGGAGAGTAATCATGTTTGTAACAACAACACAATCGTTGCCTGCGTTGAAGCGCATTGAGCGTGCTCACGTTGAATTGATGGCACACAAAGATACTATGGAGTATGCAGGCATCATCATGGTGGGCAAGTACACGGTGGTGGACAACATCCCAACCGCATGTACCAACGGCATCGACTGCATGTATGGCAAGAAGTTTGTAGAAGAGTTGTCCGACTCTGACCTGCGTGGTCTCATCATGCACGAGAACTTGCACAAAACATTCCAGCATACGTTCTTGTGGAAACATCTGTACGAGGAGAACGCACGATGCGCCAACATGGCGTGTGACTACGTAATCAACATCCTCATCAAAGATATTGACAAGGCATCGAGCGGGTTTGTCACTCTGCCCAAGCAAGGGTTGTATGACGAGCGTTTCCGTGGCATGGACTCGCAAGAGGTGTTCAACATCTTACTGGATGAGAGCGAGGATGGTGATGGCGGTGATGGCGGTGATGGCGGTGATGGCGGTGATGGCGGTGATGGCGGTGATGGTGGTGATGGGTTCGACTCTCACGACTGGGACACATCTGACCTCACACAAGAGGAGATTGAGGAACACATGAAGGAGGTCAATCAAGCCATCCGTCAGGGTCAGTTGTTGGCTGGCAAGATGGGTGGCAATGTGTCCCGCGACTTGGGTGCGTTGCTTGATTCAAAGGTTGATTGGCGTGAGCAGTTGCGTGACTTTGTGAACAGTCTGGCCGATGGCAAGGATGTATCCACATGGCAACGTGTTAATCGGCGTTGGTTACAGCATGACATGTACATGCCCTCCACATTGTCCGAGAGCATGGGGCGTATCGTGGTTGCCATCGACACATCTGGTTCATGCTTTGATGCGTTAGAGCCGTTCTTATCTGAGATGCAAGCCATATGTGACAACGTACAGCCAGAACTTGTGGACTTGTTGTACTGGGATACCGAGGTGGCACGGCATGAGGTGTATGGGCGTGATGACCTGCACAAACTTGTGAAGTCTACGAAACCCGCTGGCGGCGGTGGCACTGACCCCGCATGTATCCCCAAGTACATCGAAGCCAAAGGGTTGAAGCCGGATTGTGTCGTAGTGCTCACCGATGGATATGTTGGTGGGTGGGGTACATGGCGGCATCCGGTGTTGTGGTGTATCGCTGGTGGGTACAAGCCCCGCCCCTCCACAGGCGTGGCAATCTATATCGATTGAGAAACAGGTCTCGCAGTAACTAACAAACGAAAGGAAAAATCATGGCATCAATAAGAGAATTTTCTAGGAAGTATTGGTACGGCTCTTATATTGGCATAGACAACTACGACATAGCAAAGGAGAACTACGAAAAGACGTTACCAATCCAAGGTAAGCGATTGAAGCATGGCATTGATGTGCGTCCCTTGACCGTTCGGCGGCGTGTGTGGGAAACGTGGCACAAGGATGGGGATGCCTACGGCATGGCGTTCGTTCAATCCTATTGCCAAACCACACGTGACTCAAAAACACAAAAGGTTATTAAAGAAGAGTACGTACACAACGTGCATCCGTTGCTGATGTTTCAACCCGATGGGGCAATAGAGTTTAATCCTTCATGGATGACCTACTACCCCACATGGGATGTGCTTGGTGCGTTGTTGCCCAAGGGCATAACTTACGTGCGGTACGGTAGCAAGAGTTACTTCAAGCTGGATATGCCAGATGGTATGGAGCCTATGCACATGTTTAGCCCAGGTACAAAGATGACTTTCATACCGTATGAACATGAAGGCAAACGTTACTTCCGTGTGGACTGCCCCATATCAGAGACCAAGATACTGATAGATAGGGACAAAGCAAAGAAGGTACGCGCAGAACTAAAAGCGTTCTTGGACTACTGCGAGTACATGGTAGACCTAGCACCCGCACCAACCAAACACGACTGGAAAGCCGAAGCAAATGCAGAGGGTTGGTTGGAGACTATTGATTGGTTGGTGCGTAACGAAGGCGAGGAAATTGGAAGTAAATGGTTTCCTGCAATAGAAGCGTTTGTAGTGACATATGCAAGGTATGTGTACGACTACAAAACCCAAACAAGCGCGGCCATTCCCGTAGATGCTGGTGGCTTACGTGACAGATTGAAGGGTCACAAACTGTATGGGTACACCAGACCATACAGGGTTGAGTACGTGCCAATTGGTAAACCATTCTTTAAAAACGGGAGGACGATGGAATGATGACGTTATATGAGAAGGTAGAGAGAGTGGTGTTTTTGGTGGCACTCATTGTGGTGCTGTTGGATGTTTTTATTTGGAGGACATGAACATGATTTCAAAAGATGATTACGTTGGCGACTATGGCTACAACAGATTTGTAGACGTGAGTAGTGGTTCACTCAGCGCAGGGTGGAAACATTGGATTGAGGACATACCCGTGTCCTTACACCTGCTCAAGTTTTACAACGAGGTCAAGCACAAGCGTAAAGATATTGTTGTGCGTGTTGACAACCGCCCTACGAATGTTATTTGTGAGGGTGGAGAACCCGCTTACATATTCCCCGAACTGGGGTTGGCGTTCAGCGATGCGCCTGAGTTGAAGTGCGGTGGCATAGGCATGGAGAGACACATAGTGGGGGATTGGGTGTACTACGTGCGGTCTGCACTCATAAGAAACGAGAAGTACAAACCAAGCAACAAGGATGGGTACAACGTCCTCAAGACCAAGAACTTTGCCAAGGCAATCAAGAACGTCTTGCAGTACGTCAAACCCGTTGAGATGGCATGGCTGATGGAGGACAAGGAAGCTGATTTGAGCAGAGCAGTTATGAATATTCGGGCACCTGCCCAAGAGGTGTATCACAAAGCCCTTGGCATGGGGCGTAACGCTATACGTCAAGAGATTGATAACATGATTCGCATGGGGTATGCGCCTATGACCCAAGATTTTAAGGAAGCCTTTGCGTTGATGGAATCCCAAGGTAGCGACCTCAAGCGTGTAGCCAACTACAAACCCCGCACATGCTTTGTGTGGGCGAAGCCTGACAAGGTGGAGTTTAAGTACAGCGACGAGGACCAGATACACGTTGTGTACAACGTACAAGATGTTCCTGAGAACATAAAAGACAAGATCGCGGTCCTGCAAATTGGAGGTGATGGGGATGCCGTTATGGACGTTGGCACAAAGATTTCCAACACAATGTACTGGGTGTTCGTATGAGCGAGTTGGAAGTACATGTGGGCAATGACCTTGCCAAAAATCTACATGAGGCCGTGCTTGAACAGTACATACGCATGATGATGCTTGAACAAAAGATTGACGCACTCAGGGTTTGTATCAATGACAATGGTACTTTTGACATTGTAGACTTTACAATGCCGACCCGTGGTGATAAGCTACGGAAAAACATCCCTCAAGAGGATGTTCCGCAATGGGTGATGCAAGCGGTATCAATGCTACGCATCGCAGACACAGGGAATCTTGTAGAAGGTGTCGGGTTCAAAGTATCCGATAGAGTCTATTACCTCGAAGATAAAGGAGAAGCAGATGAACAGCAATAAGTTTCCGAGATACACAACCAAAACAGGTATCAAGATCGGGCAGTACTACGCCCCAATGCAGATCAACAACCTCACCGTAGAAGAAGAGCGCATTCAAAGGGTGTTACTAGGTGTACGTGAGGACATATGTGTGCTCATTGAAAAACTGGTCTACTACGGCGCAGTATTTCTTGTGGCATTCATCATCGCGTTTCTAATGACACGCCCAGCGGGTGATGTATGAAGGCCATACTTGAATTCACATATCCCGAAGATCAAGACAAGCTACGACACGCACTCAACGGCACCAAAGCCATACACGCATTGATTGACATTCAGCTAACGGTGCGTAGCTATTTCAAGCACGATGCCGACCCATTGATGGTGCTGGCACTGGTCAGGGACTTGACCAACACGGCTTTAAACGAGTGCGGGGAGGAGTGATGGAAACAATCGCAACAACAATCCTTTTGGGGTTCATAGGTGTGGTGGTTGCTGGCCTTGTGCTGGTAGCACTGATGCGCTTGTGGTTCTGGATGGATGAGAACGAGAGGGGGGATAGATGAGATACCGCATCACATACAACGATGGGATGTATGCCGACTGGGACTCAATGCAGAAAGAACTTGCATGGGCGTACAGGTGGGGCGTGTTTATGTATGCCATTCGACTCAACATCGGCGCATGGAGAGCGGGGCACAAGTCGTTTAAATACTGGCTGTATGTCCTACGCAGGAAACCAAAGATCACACAGGAGGAAGCATGAACGAAGAAGACGAAGCATTTGAACAGCTATCTTTAAAGCAAGGTAGCTGGGAACACACCAGCGGCTGGCGCAAGAAACAAATTGCACACATGGATGTGCATAGCCACCCCGCTGAGTTTGTACACCTACACCGCAACGACACGCTGGAGGAGGTGGCAAAGGTTGTGGAAAAGGTGATGATAAAGCGGGGCGACACAGGGCACGATATTGCACGGCTTGTCAGGAGTATGAAGCGATGATGACCACCATTGAATTTCTGGAGTCCCATTTCTGGGCGCTGTGGTGGCTGGTTGCTTGGCTGGGCCTTTGCCTTGGAAATTGGGGGAAGAAATGAATAACTTTTTTATGGACGCACTCAAAGTCACTGGGACTACGCTACTGCTTGTCTTAATCGCCTGTCTTTTCATCCTGGTAGGGGTTGTATTTCTGCAAGCCACATTTGGCCCAAGCGAGGAACAACGGGCCAAGGATCGCATCCCCGCCGCTGTATCAAGCGCAGACGGATGCACGGTCTACAAGTTCTACGACAACAGCAGTTGGCACTACTTCACCAAGTGCGGCGGCACGGTGACCACGACCAAAAACTACACGGAGAGCTGCGGCAAGGGCTGTAGCCGCCCCCGCACAGAGGCTATGACAACGGAGGGGAATCAACCATGAAAACTTCCGCACAGAAAAAGTTTGAATTGGCATTGCACGATGTGCCAATGTGCGCCGTATGCAACAAGCGTGTTGATCGCATGGAGTCCATGTATGACATCAACCATTATCAAAAAGGGTTTCGTGTGTACTGCCACGGACAAACTGAAGATGCGTTTCTCAGCGACATGGACATTTGGGACGCAGACAGTATTCGCATGGGTCAGGCATTCATTGACAAGCTACCTCAACCACAACTGGAGAACAAATGAACAAGCCGATTACCTCCAATAAATTTGCAACAGACACTTGGAAAATGGTGCAAATGTTGGTTGACGAAGCAGTCTTGGCAGAGCGTGAAGCGATAGCAAAAATGATTGAAGACGCACCCGCCCTGATGGACTTTGCACGGAATGACCAAGGTGGTTGCTTGATGTGTGGGTTTACGCCAAAACTGGCGGCTCAATTTATTAGAGCAAGGGGACAAGAATGATTAAAAGCGCACTGAAATATCTTGAGCCCAACGCATGTGTGCCGATTGATATGGAAACCACAATCATGCTGGTCAACGCACTCAAAGAAGCCTTGGCACAGCGCACAGAGCAAGAGCCTGTGGCATGGTACGACCCAAGCAACGGCGTGGTCAGTACAGATAGAGACTGTCCGCTGTTTACACCGCTTGGTCAGGTGTGGCCTTTGTATCCAAAGGGTGAGTGGGTAGGGCTGACGGATGAGGAAATTTGGACTGTTTTGCAATTTAGAGGGTACAACAAAGACACTATTGAAATTGCCAAAGCCATTGAGGCCAAACTCAAGGAGAAGAACACATGATCTTTCTCATTAGGAAGCGCAAACTGGTGATTGATATGTTCACCTGTCGGCAGATGGTGTTTGATGCGGCAAAGCCCAAAGCGGCGGCGCACTTCTACCCACAATGGTGGAAGGACTTGAAGCTGGAGATACCCATCCAGAACAGTTTGTTCCCTACTGCCACTATGAAGCGGTGCATGGGTGTGGTCGATCACTACAAGCATGGCATCGTTCAACCGCTGTGGTCTGACTACACGCTGGAGGTGGGCGCTATTGGTGACCCGCACTGGGCCGGGCAATTCTCTGACAGCACAAGCACCATGAGCCAGCACCCTGCTGTGTTACGTGGGTCGTTTGCGCCTGAGTCTCACTACTGCCACATGAAGTTTGACAACCCTTGGGTAGCAAGCTGTAAAGAAGATGTTTACTTCAAGTGGGAGCAACCAACGTGGAGTATGCCGAGTCTGTCCAGCTACGTCTTGTTACCGGGCACGACTGAGTTTAAATACCAGTACAGCATGAATACAAACCTGCTGTTTGTGAAGGGGGCAACCACGATCACACATCGCTTGAAGTTTGGTCAGCCGTTGGTACACCTGACTGCGTTGACCGAGCGGGAGGTTGATCTGCGCCACCACATGGTTGAGCGTGAAGAGTACAACAAGTACTTGCAGGGCGAGAAGTTGAGTAACCTCAACCGATACCGCGAGTACCGCAGGGTGCGCGAGTCTGAAGAAAGCAAATGCCCGTTTGGGTTTGGGAGAAAGACATGAGCAAATGGGATAACCACAAGGACAGGGGCAACACCACCTTCAACAGGTGGGCAGAAGCCAACAGCGTTGCGAAGATGACACGCGAGATCAACACCTGGATGCACCAGCAGGGGCAACTGTGTTGGGCTTGCCAAAAAACATCACGCCCCCAACAAGGATGCGTACTCACCATAAAGCCAGGGTTTAAGAAGTATGTGTGTAAAGAATGTGTTGACGCACGCAAACCAAAGGAAATTATATGAAAGGTGGGGCAAGACCGGGCAGTGGGCGCAAGCCCACACTGATTGACGAGCGAAGAGCCTTGAGCCTACACAAGCAGGGCGAGTCAATGCGGAAGATTGCCGAGCGGTTCGGTGTGAGCATCCAAGTAATCAAGTATTTTTTTAAGAAGCAAAGGAGGTTAGCAAATGACGCCAGAGAAAAAAGTTAAGCAGAAGGTGGTCGATATGTTGAGAAAACATGACCCTGATATCTATTTCTTTTACCCCGTGGCAGGGGGGTATGGTTCAGCGGGTATCCCAGATATTGTGGGGTGTTACTGCGGAAGATTTTTTGCAATTGAGTGTAAGGCTGGCAAAGGCAAGACCACTGCATTGCAAGAGAAGAACATTGATCGTATCCGTGAATGCGAGGGTCGCGTTATGGTGGTCAATGAGGAGAACTTGGACGATGTTCAAGTAATGTTGGAGAGTATAGAAACACACTTAAAAGGAGTGTATTGAAATGGGAACTTTAAAAGACGAAATGACCAAAATCCTAGACCAATGGGATAGTGAAGCACTTAAATCATCAACCGTAAAGGAGAATGCCATGAGCACAGCACCACAAGAAACCAAGAAACCCATTCGTGGGGATTTGACCAAGTACATACTTGATATCGTTCACGCCAATCCTGGCATCACAAGCATGATGCTGAAGGAATTTATGAAAAAACAAAATAAAGAACGGTACCTTAATCAAGCGGCATCAATGCTTAATCAGCTATCAAACAGCCACCACCTATCCCGTGAAGTGGCACCTATGCGGCATCTGGGGCGTGAGGTGTTTCAACACTTTGTTGTATCCGATGATGTGCGTATAAAAACGGTTGAGGAAGAGAGAGCCCGACTCAAAGTAATGCAAGCCCGTGCTGAGAAAGCCCGTGCCGCCAAGGCCGCAAAGAAAGCGGCAAAGGAAGTAAAGGCACAAGTGGTAGAAGAAGCACCCAAACCTTTGATGCGCGACCCGAAACCCGCACCCTCTGCCGCCGCACCATACGTGGTGAAACTTAATGCAGAAAACATTTTGCAGAACATTTCAATCTTAGAAGCCCGTGCGTTGTACGAAGCCCTTAAAGAAATCTTTGGCAAGTAACAATGGGACGGATGAAAGATAAGTGGCTCCAAGAAATAGAGCACACGGAAATCTACGAACAGGCACGAGAAGAAGGCCGAGTGATTGTCATTGGGGACTATGCCATCTGGGATTTAAACCATGAACAGTTTGGCATGTCTCATCGCAACGGTGAGGTGGGTGTATTCAAGAAAGCAGATTTTGAAGCCTACCTTGCCGCATTTTTTGGATTGAACTTTTAATGAACATCTTAACGGTAGATTTTGAGACGTACTACACCAACAAGGATTTGGGATTCAAAACCCAGACCACAGAGGAATACGTGCGTGACCCGCGCTTTGAGGAGATCGGAATGTCGGTCAAGGTCAACGATGGCGAGACGCTATGGTTCTCCGATGCACGTGAACACATGAGAGGCTGGTTACGCCACTTTGATTGGAGCCGCAGTCTGGTGATTGCCCACAATGCCATGTTTGATATGTCGATTCTCAACTGGCACTACGGCATCAAACCGCTTGCCATTGCGGATACTTTGAGCATGGCACGGGCAATCCACGGCACTGAGGTGGGCAACAGCTTGGACAAGCTGACCCAGCACTACAAACTTGGGAAGAAGGGCGATGACACCAAGTGGGCGATCAACATGCGCCGTGAGGACTTCACCAAGGAACAACTTGAGCGGTATGGTGCGTATTGTTCAAACGATGTGGACTTGACCTACGACTTGTTCTTGCACCTCTTGCCATCGTTCAACAAGATGGAACTCAAACTGATTGACACCACTGTCAGGATGTTTACAGAACCTGTGTTGAGGCTCGATCCGGATCAGCTTTCTAAACACCTTGTGGATGTACGTTCTAAGAAGGCTGATTTACTCACGGCAGCCTCAGCCGATGTAAGTGATCTTATGTCCAACCCGAAGTTTGCCGAACTTTTGCGTGGGCTTGGAGTTGAACCACCCACCAAGAAAAGCCCGACCACGGGCAAAGAGACGCTTGCACTGGCTAAGAACGATGAGGAATTTAAGGCTCTGGCCGATCACCCTGATGTGCGTGTGCAGGCACTTGTTGCCGCACGTTTGGGAAACAAGACCACCTTGGAGGAGACTCGAACTGAACGGTTGATCGCCATCGCCAATCGGGGAACGATACCTGTACCCCTCTCTTACTATGCCGCACACACGGGGCGGTGGGGCGGTGCGGACAAACTGAACTTCCAGAACCTGCCGTCCCGTGGGGAAAACGCCAACAAGTTGAAGAAGTCTATTCTTGCGCCCGAAGGTCACGTCATCATTGACTGCGACTCATCACAGATTGAGGCACGGGTGCTGGCTTGGTTCGCTGAACAGAACGATTTGGTGGAGGCGTTTGCACGTAAGGAAGATGTGTACTGCATCATGGCGGCAGAGATTTACAAAAAACCCGCCGCAGAAGTCTTGGATACCAAAGAGAACCCCGAGCGATTTGTGGGCAAGACAACCATCCTTGGTGCAGGGTACGGTATGGGTGGGCCAAAGTTTAAGACGCAACTCAAAACCTTTGGGGTGGACACCACAGATGAAGAAGCATCTGCGATCATCAAAACGTACCGGGAAACCTACGCTTGGATTCCAACGCTTTGGAAGACGGGCTCCAAGGCAATTGACGCAATGTCAAAGGGACGCACCAGCAAATGGGGCAAGTCTGGAATTGTAAGTATTGATAAAGATGGCATACTTATGCCTAATGGTATGTATCAGCGGTATCCGAACTTGCGGATGGTGAAAGACAAAGACGGGAAAGAGCAGTATATTTACGACTCCCGCAAAGGGTCGGTGAAGCTGTACGGTGGCAAGTTGACAGAGAACGTTTGTCAGGGCTTGGCACGTATCATCATTGGCGAACAACTCTTGCGGATTGCGAAGAGATACCGTGTCGTACTCACCGTACACGATGCTGTGGCGTGTGTGGCCCCCAAAGAAGAGGCCGAAGAAGCGATGGCATACGCGATGGAGTGCATGAGGTTTGTACCCGAGTGGGCACAAGGTATCCCCCTAAACTGTGAAGCTGGATATGGAGAGAGTTATGGAGATTGTTGATTACGCCTACCCCTGCATGATGGCAGAGCGTGGGCTGAAGGATGCACACGATGCTGTGTTGCATGGGGACTTGGATGCGGCGATTGAACACACCCTGCAAGCCATTGTCGATGCCCGACTGATGTTGAACTCATTGAAGCACATGAAGGAACCCCATGTACATATGGACGAAGCGCATGGAACTGGCGCGGCAACGAGCCAGACAGCCTAAAGATGCGTTCCCCGCATATGACAGCAAAGAGTATTACCCTGCGTTGGAACTGCTACGTCAAGAGTGCGACATGGTGAACAACGGACACACACGCAAAACCGTTAGGGATTGGAAGATCAAGCGCGAGTTTTGGATGTGCGTTGAGTGCGGTGCATCGCAGGGATTGGTTTTGGAATCTACATACGACAGGGAACAAGAATGACAACAGCACCTGCATGGAGTTACTCCAGCATCACGATGTTTGACCAGTGCCCGAAGAAGTATCACCACATTCGGGTGCTCAAGGACATTAAAGAACCTGAGAGCGAAGCCATGATGTATGGCAAGGACGTACACCTTGCGGCTGAGAACTACATGCGCGATGACACGCCCATACCGCCAAAGTACGCCTACATGGAGCCGTTTCTTCTAAAGCTAAAAACCATCCCAGGCGAGAAATTCTGTGAGCACAAGATGGGCATCAAGCAGGTGGACGGACGCCTTGCACCGTGTGGGTTCTTTGACCGCGATGTTTGGTATAGGGGGGTGGCTGACCTGATTATCATAAACCGCGACAAAGGCGAAGCACGGGTGGTGGACTACAAGACAGGTAAGAGTGCCAAGTATGCCGACCCCAAACAGCTTGCTCTCATGGCGGCGTGTGTGTTCTTGCACTTTCCAGAAATAGAGCGCGTGCGAGCGGGCCTTCTGTTTGTCGTGTCCAAAGATTTTGTACGATCTGAATACACAGCCAACGCGGGGTTAGCCATATTTTCACAACTGGACGATACGTTGACGGCAAGGGGGACTGCATACGCTACAGGCGTGTTCAACCCCAAGAAAAATTTTACTTGCAAAGCGTGGTGTCCAGTGCTAGATTGTCACCATAACGGAAGGAATCCATAATGCCGTACAAGAACAAATCAGACCGCGATGCCAAACACGAATGGCAAGTGGAGAAGAAACGCCCCGGCGCACATGAAGCGCGAATGGAGCGACAACGTGCGAGACGTGCCCTTGATAAAAAGGGTAAAGACCTCAACAATAATGGCAAGGCAGATGCACGTGAGGGCAAGGATGTTGCCCACGTGAAAGCCTTGGACAAAGGCGGGTTGAACCGCGATGGTGTACGAATTGAATCAGCCTCAAAGAACAGATCATTCAAGCGTGACTCCAATCACAACTTGGTCTCTGAGGTAAGCAAGCGGGAGCGCAAGAAATAGTTTTTGATGGAGCACTGCCGAAGTAAGATGTGAGTGATAGGCAGAGCCGGGGGTTTTTGATATTTTTCCCCTTTCATAAATAACCGCATCAGTCAGCACGATTGTAAATCCTTTCAAGGTCGGGAACTGACGGACAGCCTGGAAAGACAGGCACAAATCTAACCTCCAAACATAGTGTTTGGAGTGCATAACTATCGGAGAGATCATGGAGATCATTGACAACAGAGCACTATTGCTCAAGGTGCGCGACCCGCATCGCATCACGCAAGTGATACCCAAGAGTAAAGTGGTAGAAGATGATGGCAAAACTGCCAGCGTGTTGGTTAACTGGGGATTGGAAGAGACCATAGTTCTCAAGAACCTCAAGATCAACGCACCGTCACCCATCAACGGGGCATACAAGTGGCCCGGTTTGCATAAGCCCTTTGACCACCAGAAGGTCACATCATCTTTCCTGACCATGAACCGCAAGGCGTTTTGCTTCAACGAGCAGGGCACAGGTAAAACTGCCAGCGTAATTTGGGCGGCTGATTACTTGATGACACAGGGCTTCATCAAGCGTGTACTGGTGATATGCCCCTTGTCCATCATGGATGCGGCATGGCGCAACGACTTGTTCAAGTTTGCTATGCACCGAAGGGTGGACGTAGCCCACGGCAAATCTGAGAAGCGCAGAGAGATCATTAACGGGAACGCTGAGTTTGTCATCATCAACTACGATGGCGTGGAGATCGTGGCAGATACGATTGCCAAAAACATGTTTGACCTTATCGTTGTGGACGAAGGCAACGCATACAAGAACCCACAGACCAAGCGATGGAAGATACTTAACAAGCTGGTGAATGGCAGTACGTGGCTATGGATGCTCACGGGTACACCCGCCGCGCAGTCCCCTGTAGATGCGTATGGCCTTGCCAAACTTGTGCGCCCCGATGGCGTACCAAGATTCTTTGGTGGGTTCCGCGATCAGGTGATGAACAAGGTCACCCAGTTTAAGTGGGTTCCCAAGCCAGACGCAGACAACACAGTGCATCGTGCGCTTCAACCTGCAATACGTTTTACCAAGGAACAATGTCTGGACCTACCGGCAATGACCTACGTAACGCGCAACGTACCACTTACTGCACAGCAAGAGAAATACTACGAACTTCTCCGCCGCCAGCTTATTGTGAGAGCGGCAGGGGAGGAGATCACTACGGTCAATGCCGCCGCCAACTTGAACAAACTCCTGCAACTGTCTGGTGGTGCGGTGTACTCTGACACGGGCGAGGTGGTGCAGTTTGATGCAAGCAACAGGCTGGCGGTGTTGCGCGAAGTGATTGAGGAGTCCAGCCACAAGGTTTTGGTGTTCGTGCCATACCGACACGCCATTGAAGTGGTCGCAGAAGACTTGCGATCACATGGGTACCCCACTGCGATCATCCACGGTGGAGTATCGGCCTCCAAGCGATCAGAGATTTTTGATCGGTTCCAAACGAAGAAAGACCCGCAGGTGCTTGTCATACAGCCGCAAGCCGCATCACACGGTGTCACCCTCCATGCCGCGAACACAATCGTGTACTGGAGTCCAGTTATGTCTGTAGAGACGTATTTGCAATGTAACGCACGGGTTCACAGAGCGGGGCAAAAGAACCCCACTACCGTGGTGCATCTGCAAGGCAGTGGCGTTGAGAGACGTATGTATTCCATGCTGAACAACAAGGTGGACATACATCACAAAATTATCCAGTTGTACGGGGAACTACTAGGATAAAAACTCTTGACATTGTTAATTCTGGGTGTACCATACCCACATAAAGAGAGAAGGAGAGAGTGATGACGGAAGAAATTCCAGTTGACAAACTTGTCGCCGTATACATCAAGATGCGGGACAAACGTGCTGAACTTCTGCGCGAGTACGAAGATCAGGACGAAGCTGTCAAACAGCAAATGGAAGTCGTGGAGGGTAGATTACTCGACCTCTGCAAAACCATTGGCGTTGACAGCCTCAAGACCAAACACGGTACTGTTATGCGTGGTGTCAAAACCCGCTACTGGACAAGTGATTGGCAATCCATGCACAACTTCATTATGGAAAACAAGATGCCTGATCTTTTAGAAAAGCGCATCAGTCAGTCCACGATGAGACAACTGCTGGATGAGAACCCCGACATGATGCCCCCCGGTGTCAATGTCGATAGCAAATATTCCGTAACCATAAGGAGAAGCGCAAATGGTAGCTGAAACTATGACCGTACTGGAGGTCGCAAATTACTTGCGGGTCTCTCGGCAAACGGTCTACACCATGATTCGTGCTGGCAAAATCCCGCACTTCAAAGTTGGCAACAAGGTGCGCGTAAAGCGCGTAGACCTCGATGCCATGACAAACACCCAATCAACCACAGGAGAATCTAAATGAGCGAAATGACACTTTTTTCAAAAGGCGGCAACAACCTTCCCGCGCACCTGCGTAACATTGAACTGGACGAAACGACCAAAGCCCTGATGGGTGGTAGCGGCGGTTCCTCTGGTAAACGCATTTCAATTCGGGGCAGTGTGTTCCGTATGTTGGTTGAAGGTAAAGAAGTTGCACAGAACGAAGACCGTGCGATGAACATTGTGGTTGTTGCGGCTAACGCCCATACATCCCGTAGCTTTTATGAAGGAACTTATGAGGAAGGCAAAAACATTGCCCCGACATGCTGGTCGGACGATGGGACTACTCCTGACTCCAAGGTCAGTGAACCACAGTCGGACAAGTGCGCTACATGCCCCCAGAACATCGCAGGTTCTGGCACAGGCAAAGGCCGTGCTTGCCGTTACAGCCAACGCTTGGCAGTTATGCTGGAGAACGACCTCCAAGGGGATGTATACCAACTGACCCTGCCAGCACAGTCCATCTTTGGTAATGTTGAAAACGGAAAAATGCCTCTGCAAGCCTACGCTAAGTTTTTGGGTGGTCATGGCCTACCAATCACTGCTGTCGTGACTGAGATGCGTTTTGATACCGCCAGCGCAACGCCAAAGCTGACCTTCAAAGCAGTGCGTCCGTTGGAAGCTGATGAGATGGCAAACGCCCAAGAGAAGGGACGTTCTCCCGAGGCCAAGGCCGCAATTGCATCTACCGTTGCAATGGTGGACGGCACAAAGACCAAGCAAGCCTTCACCCCTGCCGCGCCTGTGGATGAGCAACCCGCAGTGCAAGCCAAGGTTGAGGATGCTGTTGAAGCTGAACCCACCAAGCGCCCCAAGAAAGCCACACCGAAAGATGTGAGCGAGATTCTTGACGATTGGGCAGAGTGAGGCCAACATGAAAGACAACAGAGAAGAAACTTTTATGCAGACGGTGTACGTACTCGATGGCGTCACCTACGTACCGCACTACCGCAGTCCCTCAGTCTTTGTCGGCCCAGGCTACCCACGCTTCACAACACAGCGTTACTCAGCCGAGGAGTTGCGTGATGCAGGTGCCCAGAAGGGGGACTTCCCCTTATGGAAACGCAGTGACTATGGCGTTGTGACAGATCAGCAACTGTAAACCAACGGGGCGGGGAAACCCGCCCCTATACGGGAAAACAACAATGAGACCAATGTGTGTAAGTTGTGGGCAGTCAATAAAAAAATTGAACCCACATAGGATGTGTAAATCAAAAGTTGCAATGCTTGAGATTTTGGCTAAGGCTAATGACTGGGTTCATGTGCAAGAAGGGCATGGAGCAGTTCATGGCAATGGCATTTCTAGAGCGCCTTATCGTGCGAGGGCGCATGTGTCTAGACTGGTATGGTTTGGTTTAGCAGAACATGGGGCACCACGTTCGGGGCTATACCGTATCACGCAAGAAGGTAGAAACTTTCTCGCTGGGACACATGTTGTACCAAAAATAATTTGGTGTAAAAACGGTAAGGTAGTTGAAGTAGATTCTGCACAAGTAGCAATAGGGAATATCAAAGACGTTGTACTTGATAAAGAATACTGGGACAACTACGGGGCAATTCAAAAATGAACAATCGAGGGTACTCACGTAAATTTGTTGATTCAAACAAGAAGGCTGACCCATCACACATTGGGGTGCAACTTGGGAAAATCTGCATAGATCGGGATATCCCCGTGCAAGATGTAGCTGACTACATTGGCGTTTCACGTCAGGCTGTTTACCTGTGGTTTGTTGGCAAGGCATTGCCACATCCCGGTATGCGTGAAACGATTTTGGGTGTCATAAAAGAACTCAAAGCAAAGAAATCCATAACCTAATCTGTAGCCTGTCGCCAGCAGGTTGCAGATTCAAAAAGAGCGAACAATGACCTCACGGATTCCCTTTCTCTCCTCCGTGCTTGCAAGTGAAGGCTTGTACTGCGTGGTAGGGTTGAAGAAAGGTGCGCCACGGCAAACATTTGTAGAGACAACAGAAGAAATCGACGGTGTAGTAGAAGGGTTGATGGCACAGGGGTACGATGCGTACTTCGGATGTGCCAAATATCTGAACGCCTCAGAAGGGCGTATAGCGCAGAACGCAAAATGGTTCAAAGCCTTTTGGCTTGATCTGGACTGCGGCGAGAACAAACCCTACGAAACGCAAGCCGATGCTCTTGATGCCTTGAAACAGTTTGTCAAAGACACCGGACTTCCAAGACCCACATTAGTGAACTCAGGCCGTGGTATCCACGTGTACTGGACACTTACACAACCAATCTTTTACAACGATTGGAAGCCAACCGCTGAAGCGTTTAAGAAATTTTGCGCGGCGTATAACTTGTACGCTGACCCAGCGGTAACTGCGGATGCCGCACGGATTCTGCGTATCCCAGAGACACTCAACTACAAGGACAGCCCACCCAAAAAAGTGGACATGATGGTCGTGTCACAACCCATTGAGTTTGGCAGGTTCCAAGCCATAGTGGGGGTAGGCCCAGAAGAAGATGATCTGGAACTGCCATTTGCCGCGCCAGCACTACGCCGCCCAATAGATGCAACTACCCGCGCCTTGATGGGTAACAGCATTTCCAGATTCAGCACAATCATGCGGCGTAGTGCTCAAGGTAAAGGGTGTGGACAACTTGTACACATTTATCGCAACCAGCAAGAAATTGAAGAGCCATTGTGGAGAGCAGGGTTGTCAATTGCCGCGAACTGCGAGGACGGTGAACTTGCCGTTCACAAAATCTCCCATGCCCATGAGGAATACGACCCCAAGGACACCAAGCTAAAGGCAGATGCGCTGGTAGGCAAACCTTACAAGTGCGCGACATTTGGCGGTATCAACCCAAAAGGTTGTGTTGATTGCCCCAACAAAGGCAAGATCACGTCCCCTATCCAGATTGGCGCTCAGATCGCGGAGGCCAAGGCAGAGGACAATATCGTGGTGATGCGTAACGCCACACTGGAGGAAGATATTACGGTAGAGATACCAGAGTATCCGTTTCCATATTTTCGCGGCAAAAACGGTGGGATATACAGGCGCGGTATGCCATCGGAAAAGGCAAAGAAAAAAGACGATGAAGACGATGACAGCGAACGCGATGTGCTTATTTATGAGTACGACTTTTATGTGGTCAAGAGGCTGACCGACCCAGATGCTGGCGAGTCTTTATGGATGCGTCTTCACATGCCCAAGGACGGTATACGGGAGTTTTCATGCCCCCTATCAAGTGTGCTGTCCAAGGACAAATTTAGAGAAGTCATTGCCTTTCAAGGCGTGACTGCGTACAACAAAAAACTGGATAATCTTATGGCATATGTAACACGTTGGGTAGGTGAACTACAGCAGTTGTCGGAGGCAGAAAAGGCACGACAACAATTTGGTTGGTGTGAAGATGACACCAAGTTTGTCGTTGGCAATCGTGAGATTACGGCGGCGGGTGTGAACTACAGCCCATCATCTGCGGCAACCGCAGAACTGGCAACCCTCTACACCAAGAAGGGCACTATCCATGAATGGGCCAAGGTTGCCAACAACTATGCACGTTCGGGGAATGAAGTCCGCGCATTCACGTTGTTTGCAGGGTTTGGCTCGGCGTTGTTTAAATTCACCAAACTCAGCGGGTCGATCATTCACCTGACAAACAACGGCTCGGGTGTAGGCAAGTCCACCATTCAGTACATGGTCAACAGCATTTGGGGTCGCCCACTGGAGACCTTGATGAATCAGGAGGACAAGTACCTTGCCCGTATGCACCGCATATCGGTACTGGGGAACATACCCCCAACGATTGACGAGTTGACCAACATGGGTGACGAAGAAGTCAGCAACATGGCGTATGCGACTACGCACGGCAGGGGGCGCAACAGGATGCAGTCCCAGACCAATGCGGAACGAAGCAACCTACTGCGCTGGTCTTCCATTGCGATCACATCAGGCAACAAGAGTTTGTACGACCAGTTATTCAACCTCAAAGATTTCCCAGAAGGCGAGTTGATGCGGATACTGGAATTCAGCGTTGCCAAGATGGACAACATGTCCAAGGCTGAGTCGGACGAGGCGTTCAACGGCATCTACGATAACTACGGCGTGGCGGGTGAAGTGTTCATGCGGTACGTGATTGCCAACTTGCCAGAAGTCAAGAAGATGCTGGGCAAAATCCAGCGTAAGTTTGACAAGGCGGCGGGGATGACACAGCGTGAGCGATTCTGGTCTGCAACAGCGGCATGTGCCATAACCGCTGGAGTCATCTCAAAGAAGTTGGGCCTCCATAACATTGATGTGGCAGCGGTGTATGAGTGGGCTGTGGCAACAATTGGCAGGATGCGTGTCGAAGTGCGACCGGGCGTAGCTGGCCCATTGGCACACCTTGGGTTGTTCTTGAATGAGCACAATAACAATATGCTCATCGTCAACAGCACCGTGGACAAACGCTCTGGCTTGATGGAGGTTCCAGTACGAGAACCCAGAGGGGAACTTATAACGCGCTTTGAGCCCGACACAAAGCAGTTGTTCATCACGATCAAGATACTGCGAGAGTGGTGTTCGGAGAATCAAATTTCCTACAAGGGGTTGGTCGAAGACCTGCACCGGATGGGCGCTTGCCTTGGAACCTTGAAGAAAGCCATGTCGCGGGGGTCGGATATGTCCACACCAGCGGTGAGTGCATTGGTGGTTGATTGCACAAAAGCAACAGCTTTAGACCCCGAAGACACTACACCCCTTCCTTCACCAAGTGATGACGATTTACAATAGTGGTGTTCCAATCGTAATTGAATGGCACAAGTTTGTGATCGGAAGCTCTTTTTACATTCCAACGTTAACGCCTGACACGTTAACAGAGGAAATTAAGAGAGCGGCACAGAAACGAGGGATGCGAGTCAAGTCTCGTTTTTGTTTAGAGTACGGTACACAAGGGGTGAGGTTCTGGCGAGTAAATTGATCTTGTGCTAGAGTTCGCCTAGCAATTGATCTCCTCTCTCCTTTCGGTTGCTATCTCCCGATCATTTCCCCCGGCCTAAAAAACCGGGGGTTTTTTTCAGTCTTCCAATTCTTCAATTGAACGCTCAATCAAGGGTCGCAGTTTCTTGTTTACTTGCACCCCGTGGTACATCTCATTTGAGATACGGTCACGAGCCTTCACCGACTTGGTGATTGTGTTCTCAGATATCTTCAACTCAGGGTATTTGTCCCCCAACTCAAACAACTTGTCCCTGAGTTCATCAGCACGCTCATAGTCCCCCTCACGCTGGGCAACGTAGTATTTCTTTAGCAGTGACTTCTCTTGCTTGGTGATAACGTCACCCATCTTCTTGGCATACGCATTGATCTCGTACTGGGCCAACAAGTCAGCAGGTGCAAAGCCCAACACCTGCATTGCGGCGTTGTAACCATTAACCTGCCCAACCTCATCACCGCGTAAAGTGCGTGCATCCTCCAACATATACCGACCGCCCTTGAGGACGTTGCGTAGAGCAATAGGCAACATGGCCTCCACTCCACGCTCAAACTGACCATCAGCGATAAGTTCTTTGCCTCGGTAGACGCTGTTTACAACAGCCCAAGGTGCGCCCAAGAGGTTCTCCAGTATCTGGCTCAATGCGCTGGCATCTGCCTTGTCGCCCTTGTTCTCGCGGTAAATCAAATCAGTCCAGCCCACACGATCGGCAACGCCAAGATTTGTGAAATAGTTTAGTGGGCCTTTGAACGCAAGTTCCCCAAGATACTTACGCATGACAGTATCAAAGTCATCTTCGTCGTCATCGTTGAGTGCGTTGTACGCCATCTCTGCAACCCAGTACAAGGGCAGACCTTTTGCTCCAGCAAAGAGTGCCGACATGCCGTAGACACCTGCAAGTTGGCGGCGAGCCACTTTGGCTTCCGCGATCTGGTCTGCGTCTGCATTGGGAGGTAATCCCAACATCTTGCTACGGCGCATGGTGTCAAACAGCATGTAGTACATGGTGAAGGCAAACCGCTTGAACACGGTAAGAATTTTGCCCAAATCGCTTTGACCAATGCTGGGGCCAGATTCAGTATGACCTGCACCGTGAGCAAACTCCACCAAACGGACAGCCTTCTCAATGGCTTTGGTTTGAGCTTCTTCGCCCTTGATACCTTTTTTAGCCAGCCGTGCCATCTCCAAATCGTATGCCGCTATCGCCGTCACTTCACGGTTAAAACGCTCGGCTTGGTGGAACATGGCTGTGGACACACGGGCAGTCTTCTGGGCGATGCCCTGCAAACTCTCAGGGTTAAGCGCCTCATGCGCCATAGACTCCACCAGCAGACCCAGTTCATCCAAACGGGTGAACAGACCTTTATATTGTTTGTGCTGACCCTGCCCAATTAAGTTTTCCACAGACAAGCCAACACGCACAGGGCCAGTCTGGGTGATCTCTACACCGTTGATATCCACAATCTTGCGGGTGAAACCGCTACTTTTGAAGATGTTGGCGGCTTTAAGTAAGGCACGACCTGAGTCAATGAACCCGTATTCCCCGCCCAACTGAGGTAACACCACCATAGGAGTTTGCAAGGTGTTGACCACAGCCGACGAGACGTTACCCGCCAAGTTGAAATAGAACGAGCCAGTGCTGGCGTATCGTGCGATATCGGAAAACTGCGGGTTTATAGCAAACTTAAACCGGGCTTCCATTTCCTGCACCAATTCTTTTGCCCGGACGCTTTCGTCCCCGCGTTTTAGGTTGGCTTGCTTACGCATGGAGTCCAGCAACTGCTGAAGTTCTTCGCTGTACCGCATACGCGACAACTGCCGTGCTGTACGATCAGTTACACGGGAGAACGCTTTAGATACATCTTGTTCATAGCCAGGGGTTCCCTTACGAGTTTGGAACGACTTGAGCAGGCTGGTCTCAGGCAACGCACTTACGATTAACTGCAAGAACTTGTCCACCGCCGCATCATCAGCCCCACCATCCCGCATGATTTTGACGATCTGAGCCGCCACCGTTCCACGTGGAACCGTTTTGGAGGTCATGTTCTCGGTGCGGGAGTATTCTTCAATCCCCGTATGCCCATCAGCAACGACCTGGGTTTGCGCGAGGCGGCGCTCGGCTTGGGTGTTGAACAGGCGCTGCACTGTCTGTTTAGTGTTCTTGTCCGTGTACTGCAACCAGTATTCACCCTCACGATACAGCGGTGAGTAATGATCGATGCCCATCTTGGTGATTTGGTCAATGATCTTGTTGTACGCAGACAGAGCTTTTTCTTTGTCCTTGTTGCCGTTCTCATCAACAAAGGTCTCATCCAAATTCTTGCGGATGGATTCTTTTATTTCCGTGAACAGAACTTTGAATGAGGCAAAGTGATCTTTATACAACTGCTGTTCAGTCGGTGTCAGCTTGGCATAACGTGCCCGTAAGTCTTTGTAGGCTTTGAGGTTTTCTGCACTGCCAGCGTATTTTTTGCTGGCTTCCCCTGGTTCCAAAGATGGGTTCACGTCTGCCAAGGTGGAGTCGTTGACCAAATCAGCCCAGTTGCCATACCTGTCAGAACGGGAGAACTCTTGCAGACGCTCTTTCAACGGTTGCAGTTTCTTGGACAGGTTGCCGTAATACGCCGCCATCTCGTTTACGGTATCGGCAAACTTAATGGAATCTTGGCCTACGATCTTGGCCCCAATTTGACCCAGTGCTGATAGGTTTAAAAACCTTTGAGCGAATGTACGCAAAGACAATCCGGATTTCTCAATTGCGCCCAGCACTTGAGCGGCGGTCTCAGGGGTGACCAGCTTTTGCTTGTGGATGATATTGTCCGTGGCATTGAAAACGCGCTGAGTCAGGTTTGGATGTTTTATCGACTGTGCGTACAATGTATCACCATCGCGCTGACCGGGGGGCACGCTCACAATTTCGTTGAGTAACGTGTCCACCATATCCAAGGCATTGCCCTGCTTGGGCGGGAACCCAAACATCCTACGTACAGCTTGTACTATCTTGTCCCAGAGTGAAGTGTTTGGCACATCGGCGTACTTCTCTTTCAACTGGGTACGGAACGCATCATTACTCCACACTTCTGCTACAAACTCTTGCAGGCTCTTTGCGCCATACGCCCCATCGACATCGGCTTGAAGTTGCTTGAATATCTGCTCCAACTGCTTGGTCACGGGGTGGGACGGATTGGCAATCATATGGGACAGCCCAGCGTGAGCCGCTTCGTGCAAGAACTCGTAGTCGGTGGCGTCTTTCCGCAAGTAGATTGTGTTGGTCTTGGGGTCGTACATCGACTCAGGCGCACCGTACACCAGCTTCACATCACCCAGCAGCCGGGACAATACATCGGCAATCTGTGCAACACGCTCGGACGAGGCGGTGCCACCAAAGGCACGCATAGCTCCGACGAAATTGCCACGCTCCAACATTCCAATCACAGCCGGGTGGGCTGTGGTGTACAACTGAGCAACTTCTGGTGACGCAAGCAACGTATTCAGATCGTTGTCAGCGATGTAGTCCATATCTGCATCAGCACCCTCGTACTGCTCCAAGGCGGCACGTGCATACTCCCGCGCTTTCTTGCGGTTCTTGTTGGGTTTGATGCCAAATTCTTTTACATCCTCTGCCATGTCTTTCAGAGCAGCCTTCTCGGACGCTTCGGCCTTGATGCCTTCTTCTTTGATTTGGACTTTGGTAGCCTTTTTTACTTTGGTTTGGCGATCTTGACGTTCTTTTGAAACCCGAGCCCTGAGTTCTTCTTTTTCGTATTGAGCAATATTTTTGTCTAAAAACGCCACGCTCTCAGGAGACAGATTGGCGCGTGCCCATTCAGCAGCATTTTTGGCGTGCTTGCCCCCCTGCCCTTGAAACATGGAGGCTTCGCCTTCCCAAGCAAAGAATGGTTCCGGTCCCGTGGGAAAACCTTCGGGGGCTTTGTAGTCCCCCTCAAATGCTTTCATTTTGGAGTTACGGTACGCCGTAGGTTGCCGCACTAAATCATCAGCAATCCATTTCAGCGCATCACGAACAGGTATCCTTCCAAAATAGGCAGTGGCATCCTTCTCTTGCGAAGACATTTCTCCACGCTTGCGCTTGCCCAGCTTGGTGTTAACAGCCGCCTCATCAGGCGTGAACTTGGCCTTCTCTATATCCTCAAGAGACGCACCAAGAGTCGGTTCTTCCACCTTTTTGGTAGTGGGAGCCGCAGTAGTTTTGCCAGTAGCTGCCTTTCGTCCCTTAGAAGGTACGGTAGGGGGTACAGAAGCAACATCAGCAATAGTAGAAGTATCTTCAATTGGGGCTCCCGTTACTGGAGGGGCTGAAGGTTCTTCTCCAACAGCAGGCTGTGCAACATCCTGTCCAGTAGGAACCACTCCATCTCGTTGAGGTGGTTCAAGTCCCTCGGTGGGGGCTCCTGTAACGGGCTGTGTAGCCACGCCAACGCCTGCTCCACTTGCTGTGGTGTCAACTCCTGCAACATTAGGCACTCCTTTTAGTTCGGCGCGGATAGCCTCCACCTGCTGGGGGTCAAAGGTAGAGATAAGATCGTTGTACGCCGTTTCGTTAATCCTGCCTTTGAAACTGGGGTTCTCTACCGTCTGAATCAACTGACGTTGACCCTCGGGTGTGGAAATATCTATGTTATTTAAAAACTGCCCTACCTTGGAACGCTTAACTATGCCAAGCTGTTCTGCAACGTTTGAAACAACAGGAGGGGCAGGAGGTTGTGCCCCCGGTAAAAACAAACCTTCTTCATTAGGTGTAGCAGTAGTGAATCCACTCAATGCGCTTTTCTCTGCATCAAGTTTCAACTGCTGTTCTTTTAATTTAGCGATTTCAGCATCAAGTTCCGCATATGCTTTAGAACCGGGACGAGCGGCATCCATCCGTGCTTGCAGAATTGCCAATTCATCGGGCATGTATTTAAACGCAGCCTCAAGATCAGCCTGTCGTTTAGCCCGTGATGCAGCAAGTTGATCTTCGTACTCGGCGGCTTTTTCTGGGGTCAGTGAACCAGCCGCACGCTCTTGGTCGTACTGTGCTTGCAATGCAACTTCAGCTTCTTTTGTGTTGCTGTAATCCGTGTATGCAGTACGGTAATTTGATATGCCTGTGGGTACGCCAAACATCCCACCGCCCACGGCTCCTTTAACAAACGCTTCCTTGTACCGTTGGACGTTCTCTGGAGACAGCAATTCTTTTGCGCTTCCAGCAACTTGCTCTGCATACGCTCCAATAAACTCTTGTGTGCCTTCGGTCAAACCCTCTACAGCCGCCGCTTTGGGCACTTCTTTGAGCAGGTTCTTCCACACGCTGGGTTTTGCACCCGAATTCTTTGCCATCTCTGCAATGATCTTGGCCTTGCCGTAACCACCCAAAGTGCTCAATGTTTGGGCAGGGAGCACTGAGTCCAACACAGCACTCAACCCACCGTATAAAGCAGAAATGCTGGGCTCCAACTGACCCGTTTCACGATAGATGTTTTCAAAAATTTCAGGAGCGGTTTGGGCGTATGAACCCAAGAACACACCAGCCTGCATACCTCGTTTAGCGCCTTGTGCAGCGGCAGCTTTTACGATGGGAGCGGCAAGAGCCTCACGTCCAGCAACACCAGCAGTAGCGGCTCTCAATGCAGCGCCACCCACCACCCGCGACCCAACAGCGCCCAAACCCACGCCAGGAATAATTGCCGTTGCCGCAGTGGGCACAAGTTCGCCGCCCGTCTCAGCCACAAACTCCAAGGCGTCCCCCGGACCTTTAACCTCTTTGTACGAACGAAACCGTGTGGGGTATTTCTCTTCCAGTTGTTCACGACTGGTTTGCGCCTCTGCCAACTGACGTTCTGCGTATTCATTTGCGCCTACCGCAGTGCCAATCATGGCGGGCAACGTGTCTCCAGCCGCAATACCCAATTCACCCAGCCCCCGCATTGCCCCGCGCTTAAAGATTGTGCCAAGGCTGGCCTCTGGTTTTGGCGCAGGAAAATCATATTTTTCCGCCAGTCGATACACCAACGAATTGAATTGCGCGGGTGACAAATCGTCGGGAAAACTAACGTCCCCTACTTTTGGAAAATTGATAATCATGGTCAGTCCAGCAAGCTGAAGATATCTTTGGCACCAGAATCAGAACTTTGTGCAGCATCTGCTCGTGCGTCATTTGAAACTTGCAGTGCTTCTTTTACAAACTGCTGGCGCTCTTGTCTGAGCATTTGATTGGCAATCGTAGGAGCATACTGTTTTGTCAATTCTTGCATACGCCGTTGTGCGCGGGTCTCATCAAACACTTTGCCTGCGTTAACCCCCACCTGGGCAAGTCGCGTTTCGGCTCCTTTAAGTTGTGCCAGTGCCTGCAAACCCCTCACACCAGCAATCTGCTGCAACTGCCGATCTTTTTGTTCCAACCCTGCACGTTGCAATCCCAGTGAGCCTTGCTGATATGCGGCTGTTTGTCCCATCTCTTCGCGTTTGAGGGCAAGTTGTTTGTCTTGCATCTGCAAGGATTTGACGTTACTAGCGTGTTGCATGGCTGCGGCGCTGTCGCCTTTCTTGAGTGCGACCTTGTATTTAAACATCTCCATGTTCAGCTTGGCGTCATTTTCATCAGCCTCTCGCATGAGCTTATTGCTTTCCTTGACGGATGCGGCAAGAGTTGGCGATGCAGCTGCGGCGGCAGAAATCAATCCCGATATACCTTTGCTACCTGATTGCCCAGGACGCGATGCAGCGGCGGCCATAGCAAACCCATATTCGGCCAAGGCTTGACCCAACATCTTGTCCTTAACTTCTTTGGATTTACCTGATTGTTTATCAATCAAGGCTTGTAGCCCTTTGATATCTGCTTCGCTTTCTTTGGACAACAGTGTTCGCATCTTGCCGTAGGAGTCAATCAGGTCATCTTCAGAGAACCCTTTTTCAGCGGCAGCTTGTTTTACTGCGGCTGGCAACTGCGGCATTGAACTTTTGATGGGTTTATTCTTTACCCCTTTGGCTGCTTCACGCTGGGCCATGTAGTCTGCGGTAGCTCTATCAAACGAAGCAAAATCGTAGAATGGTTTAGGAGTGGAAGCAGCGTCTTCGGCTTTAAGTCTATTCGCCACCTCTGGCGCAGATATTTCTAAAAACCGCATTCTTGTTGCTTTTTCTGCTTGTTCTTTTGCGTCTTTTATCCCCTGTACTCGCAAGGCATCAAGCTCAAGTTCCCCTGCGCTAGTTGTTGTAGCCATTTCACCGCCATTAGCAAACGCAACGATGCCCCCGTTTGCGCCTCGTGCAACCTCATACATATTCTCTTGTGCATTGGGGGGAAGCTGATTGAACGCAGCCGACATGCCGCTGCGATCTGAGGCACGCTGGGCCAATTCTTTTTCAATGGCCTCTACTGCGTTTACATCCTTACGGGCCTGCGCGTTCTGGTACGCAAGCTGCAACTGCTGGTCACTCAGTCCATCGACAATATCCGCAATGTTTTCTTCGCTAGTAACAGAGCCTCGGTCTCCCGCATAAGTCTTAACTTCGCCGCCGTCGGCAAACGCACCCATATATTTAAGGCCGGAAGCACCCATGCCCAAACCGGCCAATTGCCCCAACATGCTAGGCGGGGCTTGATACATTGACATGGAAGATGATGAACCCGTAGGCGTACCACGCAAAATGTCAGACATGAAGCCCAACTGTTTGTATGGGTAGTTCTGCTGGTTCTGGAAGTCTTGGTACGACTGGCTCAAGCCTTGTTGCTCCAACTGTTGCTGTTGTGCGCCGTAGCCAGCTTGGAGTTTGTTGATATCCAAACCTTGAGAAAACTGTTGTCCACCCAATTGGCCCAATTGACCAGCGGCTTGTAGCCCGGTCTGGAGCCCTTGCATCCCATAATTGGCACCAAATTGACGAGACTGCTCTCCAAGTTGTTGAGCAGTCATACCCTGCTGTTGATTGGCCATCTGAGCCTGTAAATCCCGCCCCTGCTGGGCGTTGAACTGTTGTTGAGCGTTTTGGAACGCTGCATTCTGGCCCTGTGCCTGGATGTCACCCTTTTGAGTAGCCAAGTTACGAGCAGCTTCAGCGTCCATGATGGCAGCGCGAGAACCGCCAAACGCACCGGAGCGAGTGGCCTGTCCAGCGCGTTGAGTACCTGCAATATCCCCCTGCCGTTGCGCTTCACGTTGCTGGATGTCCACCACATTCTGCATGTAGGGGTTCATGTACTGGCTGACGTTCTGACCTGTGTAGTCTTGAGTGCCAACTTGCTGTGCGCCAAATTGATTTGGGTTGTACTGAGAACCTATAGCCCGAGAACCCGCAATCCCTGCCATGCCAGACGCAGCATCTAATTGCGGCGCGGTCGTCATGTTCTGTGCGCCCGTCATTGACTGCTGCTGCATTGGCGAGAACCCAGCAATGCGGTTTGCATCGTAGGTCTTATACGGATTCTGGTTGATGTCCGTTAACGCTGATGCCTTGGCCAACGTATCTTTGGCATATGGTCTAGCCCACTCAGGCAATTCCTGAGTTTGGGTCTGGGTTGTATTTGCAGGTTGACTGCCACCACCGCCAGAACCTCCGCCGCCGTAAATGACACGACCACCTTCTTTACGAGTTACGCACTCGCCCAAAGGTTCACCCATTGCATAAAGTTCACGACGAGAGTAGTTCATATGCTGACCCCAACAATTTTGTATTTTTCCGAAAACCCGTAGCGTGTCCACAAACGAGCAATCGAATCACGGGCTGCGCCTTCAATGCAAGTCGCCCCATACTGGGACAAGATTTGCTTTAGTTGCGCGAAAGTTTCTGGGCTGCTGATTAGTTTGCCACCAATAGCAGTGATGAAAGCAACCCGGTCATGCGGGCGGTTAAAAAACGATACGGTTGCGGCACCTTGTACACCTTGGTCATCTACAGCAACAAGCAACGACCATTGACCAGTGGACACAAATACTTTAGCAGCCTGAGTGTCATAGTCCCCTTTAGAGAACTTGAGCGCAGAATCAATGAACCCTTCGACCATCGGCCAAACTTGATGGACGTGCCCAATGTCTACGGCTTCAACTCTCATACTGGCAAATAGCGTTCGGCTCGGCTGTTTTTGGCAACCTTACCTTTACCCACAGTTTTGCCACGGGCAGATTGGACTCGGTCCATCATTGCGTACAGCTTACGGGCACCTGCTTCAGTTGACCCATTGCCCAACTCGGACACGATACGTGCAGGCACCACAAATTCACCATCAGCAAGACGTGCAGGTTGTTTTTTGCCAATCGTAGCGGGGATAGAGTCAGACACGCCATCTCCAGGACCACGGAGCAGTCGGCCACCATCGGAGTAATCCCCAAGGTTGTATCCGCCACCAGCAGCATAAGCGTGCATCAAACCACCATTGGCTTCACCACTATCAGCACCGCCCATTGCTGCGTCACCCGCAGCACTACCGCCGTAACCTCCGCTGGTATCCGCTCCTGATGATGCTGACGCATCTGCGCCGGGACCACCATACCCAAAACTACCAGCGTCAAGCCCAGCATGGCCAGCAAAATCTCCACCCATTGAGTGTGCGCCAGCCTCTGCTTCGCCTAGAGAATTGATACCAGAAGCCAGCATTCCAGCGCCAATCAATCCAGCCAACAGGCCACCCGGCATCATGCCACCCAGCATATCGCCGTAGCCGGACAAAGCTTGACCCGCGCCAATTGCGCCTATACCGTGATCTGAACTGGAGCCAGAAGAACTAGAAGAGCCAGAAGAACCCGGACCGCCACCGCCACCACCGCCACCACTGTCAACCCTACCACTTCCAACAGAAGAATTTACCAACTCTTTGGTAGTTGGGCTACGGCTTTGGGCTTGTTTGATGGCCTCGTACTGTTGTTTGCCTGGGTCATACTTAAACGTGGTATCGCCACCTTCAGCAAAACCGTATATTGATTTGGCTTCATCTGCGGTAATTTTGTTGTATCCAGGCGTAAAGTAACGTTGTTCTTTACCAAAACTTTGGAATTGATCTGGAGACCCAGCCCGTGGTACGTTAGGTTCAGGAAATGGCGTAGTCGTCCCTTTGTTGTAGGAATACCGCTGCCCCATATCTCTGTCGGGGGTTACGGTCGGTGGAGTGGATTCATCTTCTTGTAGCAAAAAGGGAGCCGCTGCGGCCAACCCAGTTTTTGCAAGGCCCAAACCACCGCCCATAGCATCAATTCCAGCCCCAAAACCAGAAGCGCCTGCTGCGGTATTACCACCGCCAAACATGGTCTCCAAACCTTTACCAGCAGTAGCAAACGGACTTGCTTTTGCTGCGGTAACTGCTTGTGCGGCGTCTCCACCAGAAAGTGCCGCCTGAGTGCCCAATTCTTGAGTGCCTAAACCAACCAACCCACCAGCCAAACCTGCGCCACCATAGGCACCTAGACCCGCTTTGACACCATCCATCAAGTTGCCAGTACGCAGTGCTTGAACGCCACCAACCCCAAGGCCAATCATGCCGGGAGTTAAACCCGCCAAAGCAGGAGCCGCAGCCCCTCCGGTCATTGCCATCAACCCACCGCCAATAATCATGGGCAGCATGTCTTCAAGGAACCCAGCCTCGGGTAAACCCGTAGAAGGATTAAGGGTCAAAGAACCTCCAGCAGCTTTTGCAATTTGTTGCAAGCCATGAACCTCGTTGGGGGTCATGTGGACTAAGGTCGTGTCTTTACCGCGCCCTTGGGCAGCGAGATGTTGGGCGGCTTGGTGAAGGCTCATTTTTGCCTCGTAAATGGGGGGTTGGTTGATCGTATCATGTTAGGTCATTGGGAACAACTAAACTTTAATCTTTAGAACATTACCAGCAGTGGTGTCGTAATAGACATCGCCAGAACGCAGGTTGGCAACGTCAGCTTGGGTTGGTAGGCTGATAACAAACTGCCCTGATGTAGTAGGACTTGGTTGGGCAAAAGTTAAACCCCCTACCACCCCGGTAGTCCCCACGTCGGCAGAAGCAAATATTGCAGGTAGCGGGGCGTTGATCTGATTGAAATACAGCCGCAAGATGTTCATGAACTGCTCTTGGTACTGAGCGCTGTACTCAGTTGGAGCCGATGGCAGGCGCGGTGGGGTAACGGTTTTAAATCCCATGTTATCTCCTGCCGTCCGGGCGAATATCAATGCGAGGAGCGCCCAACTGCCACTGCACCCCCAGGCCGTCCGTTGTCGATCCGTCAGTGCCAGAACTGACCTTGAACGCCATCTGCCGCCCACGAATCCGCACATAGACTTGCTGGGTAAACTGCTGTATGTTGTACGTGATCTGGTTCTGGTAGTTCTGGGTGCTGGCCACGGCGGGGTTGTTTGAGTTTCCGTATGCCGCGCCGGGAAAGGTTCGGGGTATGGCGGTGAAATACGCCGTCGGGGTATTTACGCTGGAGCCGTCAAACGTCAGGTCAGGAATCAAGCGCCACACAAACCCAAAGTTGTTGCCATCCCCAATGTCAAAGTCGGATGACTGCACATTAGCCACAATTGGGACAGGCGGATTAACCGTGCCGTCATCTACACCGTCTTCGTGGTAAACCAATAAACCATTTTCACTTCCGCCAGCAGCCCCATAGGTAACTGCCATTGGAGAATACCGCAACGGACTATCAAGCCACGCTGTACGACCTTGGTAAGCTGTGCCCGTGTAGTTTGTCCAGTCACCGTAATACCAAACATTGTCTTTGTAGTTATAGATCACATATCGATCAATTACGCTGGAGTTGGTTGAGCAGTACTGCCACCAGACCTCGTTGTAGCCTTCATTCGTTCCAGACACAAACTGAAAAGACTGTGTTCTGTTGATGTCGGTAAATACATATTCACGTAGTGTAGATGGCAAAATATCCACCCGACCAGAGTATTGGTAAAACTGATCTAAGCCCATCCAGTACGTTATGTTAGTGGCAGTGGCAACGCAGTTGGGGCCAGCAATGGAAATGTTGTCACCCAATATCTGAAAGCTCCACACGTAGGGTGGGCCAATGTATTGCATGGAGTAAATTGCCGCATCGGTAAACACCAGAATCTCTTGTCGAGTTTGCTGGGCCGTAATAATTGCAGAGCCACGGCTAAGCCTGTAATCCCCAGCTTGATTAGTAATAGATGGCGTCCAAGTTTTGTAATCTTCTTGGTTTGACCAACGAATCTGCATGGGATCAAGCGTAGTGGTGGCATATACCCCCGTTGGATCATTTGCGCCAAAAGCAATAACAAACCTAGATGCGTCGGATACTAATACGTAGTTAACAAAAGACGGGCACGTAGCATCTACCCCGCCCGTACCTGCAAGAACTATTACACCCCGATCAAAGATATTGGGGTTGTTGTTAACTTCCCAGTAGTACAGGGGGCCACCACGCGCATTAAATATGAGGTCTTCACCAAAGTTTGACTGGCTCCATGTTCGTAGCTGAATCCCAATTCCTGTTGTAGCAGCAACCCCCCACCCTGTGGCAGAAGACGCATACTGACGAACAACGTCTGCAATAGCGTGTGTTGTTACAAACCCTGCGTACCCGCGCACGCACCCGGTAAAAGTTGTAGCCGTTACCCCTGTGTAAGAAATCACTTCTCCAGTGACACTAAAAGTACCAGAAGCAGAGAAACCTGTTGTGGATGTGACGTTGATTGTTACTGTGGAGTACTGGATAACGCCCGTGGCCGAAGGATGCGAAGCAGCAACAGTAGCGCTTGCCCCCCGTGTACAACCCGTCAAAGTTGTAGCGGTTACCCCCGTGTAAGAAATGATCTCGCTATCTATTAACACACTACCAGAAGCGGCAAGAGTTGCCGTACTAGCAACGCCAATCGTAGTAACAGAACTGTTTATTGATGCAGAGAGTATGCTGTTACCAACAGTAGCCAAGGCGCTTGTTGTGAGTGTTGTTGTAACTGATGGCCCAGTAGAGCCACCCCATCCCCCAGCACCCCAACCTGTACCAAACGTAAAGACAGAGCCTCCGGTTGTGATTTGATAGGCAAAAGTTGCGCTGACCGCAGGAGTGCCGCTGCTCGTAGCATTCCCATCCACAACAATTGAGTACGTACTTGAACTGATGTATGTGATTTGGTGTTCGCCATTTATGTCGGATACTGCCACACCGTTTACACTGCCTGATGTAGCAGAGATCGTTACAAAGTCGCCTGTTTGTGCGCCGTGTCCGGGGTCATTAACAATTAAAGTGGTTTGAGTAGCCGCCCCTACTGGCGGGGGAGTGTTGGTTGCAGTGTTGGTAGTAAAAGCATTGGCTACCGCAACAGCCGTGTCCCGTATAGGTGTTACATCAAAGAAGTCGCCGCCGGGGCTACTCTGTATATAGTATTTAAGACTGGAGCCAAGAGCTAATAAATTGAAACTGGACAGCGTTATCCAGTTCCACATGGAACGCACAATGCCCCACAACACGCCTGTGGTGGGGTAAACAATTGCAGTGCTTACTCCTGCAATATCTGTAGAAAGCGCTCCAGCGTCTTTTGCCCAGCCGCCAATCTTTTCTGGTAAACCGGAACGAAAGCGCACCTTGTTGGTTTGATACCAACCGCCTTCATTGCCGTAGTTGGTACTTTCTCGGTTGGTTCCCGGCCTGAATGCAAGTTTCTGTAGGGGCATTTCGATTCCTATGACAAGAACATGGCGCGTTCGTCAATCCGACGGTTTTGCAGCCCTTTGAGTATTTTCCCACCAGCCATGCAATACTTCAAGAGTTCTTCCGCAGCACCCGCTTTATCGCCCCGAAGCAGCTTTTGACGAAGCGTTGAACGCTGGAGTGTTCCAAGACCGACATTAAAACTAAAGCTAACAAGGCTATCATACATACCTTGTGTAAGGGGAACGGGGCAGAACTGAGCCACTCCACGCTCAAACCTTGCAAGATCACTTCTGAGAATCCCATCTACTTCTTCCTTTGAAAAAACCCGGTTGTCTTCTGGGCGAAGCGGATAAGCGCCTCTTTGATCCATTGGTATCTTAGCTTGGTCTGGGTAAAGTACATGTCCAACTCCTATTGTCCAAAGCTGTGCTGGGCAACGGTATGGTTTAAACCGAATGCCCTCATGGTGGCAGATGACCTTGATGGCCTCTGGGCTGAGATTCATATTAACCGAACCCTGCCGCCAGCACGGTAATCTGTTGGTAATTCAACACTACCCCCCATTGCCATTTTTAACGGATTTATACTGTGTTGTAAATTATCTATGCCGGGACGATAGCCGCCCCTACCCCCAACAAGCGGCAACACTTTTTCAATCTGACTTCCAATATGGTACTTGCCTCTTGTTCCAGCAGGGCTTTCACCCACTCCAAAACGAGAACTTTGCATAAGTTCTATGGGGTGTAAACCTTCTTTGGGCACTGCCGAAATGGGCACAGTAGCCACAATATCGCCAACTTTTTCTTTTCGTCTGGGGTGCGCTTGCGTCATTTGCACTTGAAGCGCGTTAGGTTTTCCGTCTTCGCCCATTTGTGGCAAAAGCCGCGTGCCAATGTTTTCGTTTGACATCCAGTCTTGAATTGCTAGTGCGTTTTTAAAGTCCGCATAATAGGTCTTTGACGATCTTGGTTGCATTTGCTGACCAGTTCCCGTCATGTCTGTCGGTTCGCGGTATCCAGTAGTACTAGCATCTGGGTGGGCTGCGTAGATAGACCCCCGTTTACCCGTAAAGTAGTGGGTAGCGTCGTCTAAACCAGCAAGGGCTGCGTACTCTTCCATATTACATCCTTACTTTTTAAACGCCTGACCGCCAAACCAGAACGACACAATACACGCCCAGATGATCTGAGTCTCATCGTCCCACAGGTTGTCTAGCGCCACGGTAAATTCCACGTTTGTGTGCCATGCGTAGTAAAAACCAAAGATTTCCACGAACATGAACATGGCAAACATGCCGTAGGTGATGACGCTACGGGTGGCGGCTCGCATGTTGATCACCCAGGTACTGGCCCCCTGTCCAAGGGCTATATCGTGCGCGTAGAGGGCTTGGCGCTCCTGCATGGCCGTCTGGGCGTTGGTGACCTCTGCGTTAATCTGTATCTGCTCGGTCTGAATATGCTCAATGCGTTCCTGCGCTTCCAGGCCAGCTTTCTTGAGCGTCAGTTCCCGCTCGGTCTGCATGGCGGCAAGTGCCAACTCATGCTTCTTGTCGGCCCGGTCTTGAAAGAATTCAAGGATTTTTGGGAGGCCGCCCATCAGGAAACTGATTAGGGATGAGAACAGGGTTAACATTTTTTCTTTCCTCTTCAATTTGCTTTCGCAGTTTTTCCACTTTTTCCATTTGCTGTCTGGCCTCTCGCCTCACCACCATTGTGTCCACATACATCATCCCAACAAGGGGAAGCACCAGCACAAAGACCAGTGCAAACAGGACTAAGACCAGAAGGTATCCAAACGACCCTGATGATTGAGACTGATTATCCACATTAGGCCTATCAAGTAAGCGACTACGAAAACCACCGC